TTTTCCGGCGGTTTCAATATGGAAGACAGTCTCGCTCTTGGAGAGCCGGACAGTGACTCTTACATTCCGTTTGACTCCTTGTCAGAGGCTGACGTAATCGCTTGGGTGCAGTCCATAGTTGTAGGTCTTTATGAGCAAGACGTAAACCTGCAAATACAGCGCCAAATTCAAAAGAAAGTTGATGAAGCCGGGGTTGCAGAAGTGCCCATGCCTTGGGTGCCTGCTCCTGAGATGCCTGCTGAATAGACGCTAAACACAATCACAATGTAGGAAAGATCATGACCGTTACATACGAACTTTTAGAAGAATTCACCGGCACCCGCACAACCGAAATGCCCGATATGGAGAACGAGGGTCAGACCGTAACTGAGGAGTCACCCTGCTCTGACATTCGGGTTCGCTTCACGGACGGCACCATAACCCACGAGCGAAGCGTCAATGTCTGCCGTGACTCTGAGGGCAACTACGACCACGAGGCGACACTTGAGCGCATAGAGGAGAACTGCATGGGTGTTGCCAACAAGATTGCGGTTGGCGTGATTAGCTAATGACCCTGCAAACCTCTGGGGCAATATCACTCAGCCAAGTGCAGTCTGAGTTCGGCGGAAGCAACCCGATCTCAATGTCGGAGTACTATCGTGGGGGGAGCTATGTCCCGACAACCGGCTCTGGGTCGTATTCAAGCTATCAGGCTAATTTACAATCCCCGCAATACTACTTTACCAACCACGGCATTGTGGTCTGGAACGGCTCGCAGGTGGCTAATGTGAGTGCTGGCGCGACAAGCGCCACGGCTGGCGGCTACACATATCAGCGAGGCTCGCTTTATACGACTATCTCCGGCAAATATTCATCTACGTCCTATTACTACGTTCGCCGTGGCACTGCGGCTGCCAGCATCAACACAGGCATACCAAGCAGCGGAGCCATATCGATGAGCCAATTTTACGGAGGCCAAGGGTAGTGTACGCGATCAATGACTGCACAGAGATGCCGTCCAGCTTTGACAGCCTGTTCGAGCAGACTCTACCGGCGATGGACGGCGGCACCTTCGATTGGCGCTTCTTCGACACATACCCCTCTGATGAGGAGAAGAATTCGCACATACGAATGAAGTATGAAGAGCACTTAGCTTTCCCGCACAACAAGGTCATATATTGGGAGAAAGATGGCTGCGGTATCCATTTAGCGGCTGGGGCGATAACACCATTTGACCCCGATTATATTCGCTATGAGTACGCGCTTTATGGGGCAGACCACGGCGGCAGCAAGGGCTGGCTGTACGACCCTTTATATATCGCTCAGACCAAAGACTTTTTCCGCAATGAGCTAGGTTTGCTGGGATACAAGATTTGCTGCCACAAGGACAGCAACCTCTTCAACTATCACATGAACAAGGTTGGCGCATCGGAGAACTATGAGGTGACGGTGGAAAACGAAGCAAACCCTGACCACGCGGACGATATAACACTGGCAACCATCAAATACAGATACTTATAAGCCTTTGATTTAGATACAACTTTCAGTAGAATCGACAACATCTACCCTGCTACACCGCGTCCGCGACAGCACACAACCCCCCTTGGAGCTATATGGACTTTCGATACTTCCAAATCGAAGACTTCGCCTGTCAAGAGACCGGCGAGAACGAGATCCGATACGACTTCGTGTCGGCGCTGGATGACCTGCGCGGCGTGTGCGGCTTTCCGTTCATCATCACATCGGGTTACCGCTCGCCTACCCACAGCGCCGAGGCCCGGAAGGCAAGGCCCGGACAGCACACTCTGGGCATTGCGGCGGACATTAAGGTCACTGGCGGGGCGCAGCGGCACGCGATTGTCAGCAACGCCATCAAGCTGGGTATTTTTAAGGGCATCGGTGTGGCAAAGACCTTTATTCACGTCGATACACGCGACACCGATCCTATGATATGGACATACTCGTAGTGGATGTCGAGCAGCGGCTAACGCGCTTCGAGGAGAAGCTCGACACGATCAATGACGCACTGGTCTCGCTGGCTCGTATCGAGGAGCGCGTCACGACGATCCTGAAGCACAACGACAGGATTCACGAGCAGGTCAGGGAGCTAGACAGCCGAATTGACGAGCTTGAGTCCCAGAACGCCGTGCAGGAGTTTACGCTCGGCAAGGGCGAGCGACTGTTCTGGCTGGGTATGACTATCTTCGCTGGGATACTGGCAACAGGAGCGGCAAACGTATGAGTATAGTTGCAAGCTTAGTAGGCCCAGTCACGGGACTGCTGGATAAGTTCATCGAGGACAAGGATCAGAAGGCGGCGCTTGCCCATGAGATCTCCACGATGAGCGAGAAACACGCCTTGGAATTAGCCAAGGGCCAGATGGATATAAACAAGGTAGAGGCCTCTAACGCTAACCTTTTTGTTTCGGGGTGGCGCCCGTTTATTGGCTGGACATGCGGACTTGGTATGTTCGGGAACTTTATCACAATCCCGTTTGCTAACTTTGCGCTTGCGCTGCTAGACATAGAGATAACGATACCTCTTGTGCCTCTTGAAACCATGATGCCAGTTTTGATGGGAATTCTCGGTCTGGGCGCAATGAGAACCTACGAAAAGAAAACAGGAGTGAGCCGATAATGGCACTTGAGTCTACAACATACATAAGCGGCTTGGTGGTGACAAATCCGACAAGCTCAGACAATATTTCTGACGGCGATAACCACATTCGTTTGTTGAAGAGCACCATCAAAGCTACTTTTCCAAATATCACAGGTGCTGTAACCGGAACAAGCACTCAGATTAACGATGCAGTTTCACTCTCAAACTCCGCCACGCATTCTTCAACTAACAATACTCTCGTTCGACGCGATGGGTCGGGCAACTTCAGCGCAGGCACGATCACCGCCGCGCTGACAGGAAACGTCACAGGAACCGTGACAGGTAACTTGATAGGTCAGGCGAATACAGCACTCCATTGGACAACGGCAAGAACCATATCGTTGACTGGCGATGTCTCAGGCAGCGCAACTATTAGAGGCGATGCAAACGCTAACATTGCCGTGACTGTCGCCAACAACAGCCACACACACACAATCGCAAACGTCACGGGACTGCAAACCGCGTTAAACGATAAGTCTCCTTTGAGTCGGGTTCTGACCCCCGTTCCCGCCGGGGCGGTTTTCACGGACACAAATACCGTGTACACCCACCCGAGCAGCCACCCCATCTCGCTGATTAGCGGACTACAAGCTGCTTTGAATGGAAAGCTTTCTACCACTGGCAACGCGGCAAGCGCAACCTACGCGACTAGCGCAGGATCTGCTTCTAGCGCAACCAACGCAACCAACGCAACCAACGCTACTACCGCCACCAACGCAGGCAACGCCAATACCGTAGATGGAAAGCACATTGCGGTGGTGTCATCGATGCCGGGTTCCCCAGACGCAAACACAATCTACTTTGTGACCTAGCCCATGCCAGATTTAAGAGTAGGCAACACACAAGTTAGCAACGTCAAGGTCGGATCGACGCAGGTCTCTTCGGTCTACGTTGGCTCGACTCAAATTTGGACGAACCTTGTTTTAACTACCAATCCGTCTAATGGATTCGGGTACGCGCTTGTTTTTAATCAAGGAACCGCCACCGCCAGCGTTACCGTCACAGCGAACCGCAGCGTTTCTTGGAGCTTCTCTGGCTTGGGTTCCGCAGTCTCTGGCGCGACAAGCGGAACATCGACCACTGTGAGCCTATCCAACAGCAACTCCCCTTACAGTTCAATAACGGCGGCTCCAACTGTTACGGCTACCTACAACGGAGTCAGCGTGAGCAGGCAAGTACAGCTTCAGGCTGTCGTTGATTTTGACGTGAACGAGGGAGGCGGCTAATGCCTTACATACCACTTAGAAAAATTGGCGCAGGAGGGATCGTAAGTGATCTTGATCCTTACGATCTAGAACTCTCGCAGTTTCCCGATGGAAATAATGTGACGTTCCACAGCGGGCGCATCGGCAAGGCGCTGGGTCACAGCGTGCGCGAGTCGCTGAGTTTCTCCCCCACCGCCGTGCAGGGTTGGTTATACGGCGGCAACAACACACTGGTCATCGGGAGCCTCAACAAGCTGTATAGGTTCGACGGCACCACGGTCAGCAACGTGACCAAGACCTCTGACGCGACCAACTACAGCAACTCGCCAAGGTGGCAGGGGGCGCAGTTAGGTACAGCCATGTTGATGAAC